CACAACGAATTCAATCGTGACCATAGGCCCAAATAAGCAGATAAACTTAGGTACACTTATTGTGTTTTGTGAGTATGTTGTGCATAACTTTAACGAACGTGAACGAGTGCCACTGTATTGTGTGGACCTGTCGAGAATAAAAGAAAATGATTGAAAGAGGGTTAAAGGTCGTAGGTAAGAGAGAAGTGATGAAGTTGGAGAGATGAGAAGGGTTTAAAAGGATAACCGCGCCAAGCATTCTTAACTCCTTTCAATCAATTTCAAGGAACTTTCAATCAATTTTGATTGTTTGACACATAGCAGTTACAAATAATGTTGTAAATGTTCCCATAAATAGATTTCTTGTTTAGAATTAATTGGAACTTATGAGAGTAAATGCGCCGACACCTAATGTATCTTTTGAGGAACTTTTAGAGGCAATACGAGAAATTCGTGAAAGTGTCAAGGAATGGCATGAAGGAAAGACTTCGGGTTACTTGGTCCACGATGTTCTTTATTTTTGTGAGGCATGTGACTCGATTTACGCAAACAATCATGTAAGACGACGATGGGATTGTTATGCTTGCTCTGCTTTCAATCGAGAGAATGTAAAGCTTTAGCTTTATTTGTGAGACCCTGATGTATAGCTAAAGCTTTAGTTTAGACTCTCTCGATAAAGTCGATACGGTTTTCTCATTGGTCCCCCCGAAGATTCACGAGCAAAGAAAAGGTCTGGCTAATAACCAGACCTTCAAGGAAAAAGGATTCGGAGACTTAGTTTGTAGGGTATGTTGTTTCTACCTCATAGAGAAGAGATGGGTCAAACTGGATAAGTCGTGCAGCTTTTGCAGGTGTAGAAGCATATCCATGAACCGTTGTAGTGGTCACAAAAGGACGCTCAATACGCTCAATACTCTGAATCTCTGTTTCTGAACACCATTGAAGCTTTTCACGAGACCAGTATATTCGAACTTTCCCTAAGTAGTGGAAATCGACTGTCTGGATAAACAATCCATAGAAGTATGCCTTTCCACCGGTTCTTACGGATGATGCTTTCCAGAATTCCCTGCCGTTGAATTTTTGAGTGCGTGTCATAGGTCTTAGGCCAGATTGCTACAATGATAGCCAAAAAATCGAGTGCCATCGACAGTAAAAGCATAAGGCGCATTTATTCTCTGCCCATTTTGGAGAGGAAGAAAGCATCCCTTAAGAGATACTGGAACTACACCTTCAATAAAGGCAATGTCAAAACCTTTCATTGTTACATGCAAGGAGTGTAAATTGAGTGCTTGGTGTACTGTTGGATTAGTCATACGATTCAAACAGATAGTTGAATAAATCCTTTGAAACAAAAACGAATGGCAGATTTCACACTGCGAAAATCAATATGTTCACCTTTGATGTCTTCGGTTGAACGAACGATTATTTTTGAGATTTTTTCTGCTTCATTTTTGTCCAATCTTGTATAAAGGTTAACTTGGAACTTCTTGTCAGGGCTTACGAAGATGATACCACCACTAAAAATTAACTCGCGTGTAAAGCCCTCATCGTGAAATTTGCGTTCTGCTGTTGAAAGAAGCATGGCAGTATTTTAATAGACTATGGAAGAAGCCTTAATGGTCTTACCGAGCATGTAGAGGATAGCAGGATTTACACCACGAAAGTGAAGCACATTTTCAGGACGAATTAGACCTGCTTCAATATCCTCAACTGCGCGAACTTTCACCTCGATACGTCCACTACCATTTATGCTATTGGTAAGTTTGCATATTAAGTGAGCTTCAAACTTGTTGTCAGGACTCCTAAAGGTTCTGGAATCGAGTATTGTAAAGCCCTTCTGCTTAAAACGAAGATATGCTGTTGAAATGGTCATCATAGGTTATTCAATTACTTACATGAATACAACACTAACCGGTACAACCAAAGTTCAATTCACGTACTATTTCTAAAAGAAACTGTGCTGTAATTTACAAGGATTTTGGAACTTTAATTCGGTCAGCACGAACAGTAGAATTACAACACGGGCAAGATGTTGATGTTGTGTCGTATTTGCCATGAGGTTCCCAAAGTATTGAATCAGGTTCAAACTCTGACTGATATGGTTCTATTTTCAGGGCTTTAAGGAGACCATTGCAATCGAGGACCACAAGACTCAGAGCGTCTTTAGATGTTCTATATTCTTCTTTTGCCTTTACGAGGTCTTTTTTCTTTTCACTGCCGTTCATGGCTTCTAATGCACGAACAGAGTTTTTGAAGCGGACAATTGCTTTACGGAGTTCAGGGATTGTTGTTTGCATCTCTACTCCATTTATCTATAAGAGCGACATCATCTGAACCTATGTTTACTATTCCAGTCGTAGACAGCTTGCAAAGCAATAGAAGGTTATCAATCTTTTTTGTAACGGAGTGGCCAGAACTTACTATCCAATCGACCCAAACACCTCGATAGAATTCTTTGGCAGCTTCTTCTCGTGTTTTGTATTTTAGCTTTCCAAAGATGGTCTTCTGTTTAAGAATGGTTCCAATAGCTTCCTCAGATTCTTTGGCAATGCGTTGTTCTCTGGCAGCTAAATATCGTTCACAGGCTGCTTGAACAAATTCGGCCATCATTTCAGTTGAACTCATGGTGCTTTTATAAGGATTATTGATGATGACTAGTTTTGAATCCCAGTCTCGTTCATATTGTGTTTACCATTCAAATTGCAGGGTCCATTTTCCTGAGCAGGTCTTCACCCAAATTGAAGTCTTTCCAATCATCAGATTCATACCTCTTCTTCAATTCTAGATATCGCTCGTAATCCTTTAACTGTGACTTCATTATGTTCTTCTGAATCGTTTCCGTTCGTATTAGAAGTTCTTCATCTGTTTCAGGTCGTTCACGGATGATGGAAAGTTCAGTAAAGCAATAATCGGGATTTGATTCGATAAGTATCTGGTCAGAATCGAGTAGCCACTTGGGTAATTCAGAAAAAAGAAAGCTTCGATTCTCTCCGTTTTTCCGAATAATGAAGACTGTTTCTACAACCTTGGTTTTTTCAAAGTGTGCCATAAAGATTGATGATGTCATTGACGAATGCCCAAGCTCCAAAAATCGCCAAACACGTTTCAATTACTATCCACATTCTTTTCATAAGGGTCGATGTCATAATACTTCAAAACGTGATTGATAAACCTCTTAAGCTCTTTTTCATCATGAGCAAAAACTAAAGCATCAGTGAAAATCATGTCTGCATCACCATCGAAGCTTTCAATTTTCTTGAGGACTTTTACTAACTGTCTAGCAATTGCTTCCGATTTTCTTTCTGTTGAAGTCATTGATTTAACCCATTTGTATCTTTTCATCATCACGAAGTTTTTGAACCAAATCGTTGAGCGCCTGATGAATGTCAGTAGTTGTTATGTGGTCATCAATGGAATCTCGCAATCCTTCAATCTCGATGATGATTTCTTTCATGCTATCAAAATTCCTTTTGAATGTCATACCTGTTTCCATCAAATATTCTCAAACTCGTAAGTGACGCTTTTGATTGAAGGTTGATAGCTGATTAATTCGCCTTGAAGCTTGAGGATAGTTTCAATTATCTCCTTGTTCTTCCCATTAGTAAGTGGGTATATTTCATTGCAAAAATGCCACTGGTTGTCGTAACTGAGCATCACAGAATGAATGCTAAGTCCAGTATTCATTCTTAAGTCTTCAACCCTCGTTAAAATGAACCCGAACGAATCATTTGTTCTCAAGTAAGCATCAAACGGTTTGAATTCCTTTGGTGTGATTCCTTGTGCCATGTATTTTAGTTGGATAGAGTTTCCAGTGCTCGTGTTCTTCCATTGATAGCTGCATTGATGTCAATATCGACCATCTCGTTACAGAAGTGACATTTTACTGACGATGATGAATAATTGACTTTCAATGATTTGCCGCATTTGTGATGGACCTTTGTAAGAGGTTCAAACTCATCGAGCTTAATAACAATCTTTCCCATGCGTTTAGCTTTGTATTCCAATTGTTGTCTAAGCTTACCCCATCCTGCATCAGCAATTCTAAACGATAATGCTTTTGTATTATGTCGAATGAGTTTTGCTGGACTCCACGTTTCCAGTGCGATAACATCAAAATCATTGACGATTCTCTTAGAGATACTATGAGCATAGCGTTCTCTCTTATCCACGACCTTTTCCATGGCTTTGTTGTATCTCAGTTGTGCCTTGATAAGAGCCTTAGAAGGCTTTTCAATTGGCTTGCCATTTTTGTCGTGTGCTCGATACCGTTCCAATCGACTTACTTTACGCTGAAGGAAACGAAGGCGCTTGATTTCTTTTCCATAGTATTCCGGATTAGGAATGAATTCTCCATTGTGTAATGTCGCAAGTCGTCTTAATCCGCAATTTAATCCTACAACCTTTTCAGGGTCAATAGACTTTGGTTCCTTTTCAGGTGAATCTTCAATAGGTGTTGTAGCAAGAATGATAGCTGTGTACTTTCCAGACTTCTCCTTCTTGATTGTTACACGAGCTAACGTTCCAATTGGTTCCCGGTCTAGATTAATCCAGACCTTGCCAATTCTTGGAATACGTAAAGCTCGACATGTTACAGTTGCTGTCCCTGAGATTATCTTCTTGGTATCAGGAAGCAACGCAATACCTCTGGTCGTAAAGGACTTGATGCCAAAAACCGTTTTCTTTTTGAACCTAGGCCAACCAATAGCCCTTCCTCGTTTTCCTTCCTTAAAACGCCTGTAAGCGTGCTTAAAAGCCTCATCAAGATGATTGATAACAAAGGCCGGAACATGAGAATCAATGTCTTTCAACCATTGAAACTCTTCTGTGTTCTTTATGTGAGTGAAATTGACCGTCTGGCTAAATGCACTGAGGTCATCATCGAAGTACACCAGTTTTTCTTTGATAAGCTTACACTCTTCCTCATGTTGAAGACTGTGAGCTTCCTGCTGTTCCGGTGTCAACTCCTTTTCCTTATCCTTTAAGGCTTTCAGTTCCTTCTGTAAAGCCTTGTTGATATCGTATTGAAGCTGACGGGCCTCTTTCTGTTCCTTGGTCCAAGCCTTCTTTTCCTCATAGACTCGCTCACGTTCTGCCAAAGCCCAATTCCAAACCCATCGAGTAACACCAAAGTATTGAGCGAAAATGTGCTCCTGCTCCTTCGTCGGATAAAGACGATAACGATAGACTCGATTGTTCTTTGCTACTTTACTGTGTTTCATATCTCAAGGTTGCGGGTTCTTGTGTTTACCATTCTGTAAGGTCGGTCTCAGACTTTCTTGTGTTTACCATTCAAACTTATTGAACCAATAGGTTCAATAGTGATTCGAACGTGTTGTCCGTAATCGAGTCCATCGAACCAATCTTCCACGATTTCTGTGATTTTTCGATAAGGACCATCCGTTATTTGTATTTCATAGTCATAAACATCTCCTTCAATTACTCTTGAAAGGTCCGGATTTGTTGGTACCAAAGTGATTAATAAAGATGGAACCGGGGCATGCGTTATCGTCAGGTCAATTTGTGTCATTCAAACTTGTCGATGTTCTAAGTTCTTGTATTACCATTCAAAATCACTCTTCCGAAATTACTTCGATGATGACTCGAACCCGCTTGCCCTCAAGTCCTCGAAACATATCTTCAACGTATGTTCCGGTTCCGTTATCATCAATCACTTTTGTACTAACAAGTCCGGACCTTTCGACAAGTCCTTCCTTATGAACTTTCAAGTCAATGTGTACCATTTTTATTACATAACTACTTGCACCTGTATTACCATTTAGCAATAGTTCAGTGGTCTTGTTTTTACCCATTCCCTTATTATCAACAGGGATAGTTCTTTCGAAGTTCAAAAAGGGGCAATAAAAAAGGGCTGGTGTTGCCAGCCCTCGAATGGTAATTTGCCGTTCATTTGCTTCGGCATGTTAGTTCGACCGAAATCGAAGACTGCAATGAAGCATCCGGGCACATAAGCTCGCAGCTACATACTGCTACTTTCGCGGAGCGAAACTCTTAAAATCTGTCGTTGTGTGTTAGTAGAGCGGATGCTTCCTGTATTTACCATTCAAATTGTGTGTATTACCACTCTCTTGTTATCATCTAATACAACCAAGGTTCAGGAATGAAAGTTCAAATCATCACACGTTCTCACTTGTATTTTAACCCTTCAATAAAACCGCTAATCCATACATGTAAAGATTTTTTAGACATGTAACTTGACAGGGCGAAGTGCGTGTTGTCTCTATTTTGAACGACTGCAAACACCCCATTTTGTCCATAAATGGATAACGATTCATCTCCCGACGCTCGTTTTAGTAGGTCAATATTGATGTCCATCCAGTTGCTTTTCATCGCTGATTCTCAGTTGTATTATCATTCATCTAATACAACTGAGAATTCTAAAAGGAAGTTCAAATTGTCCTTATCTTTTTAGGATAGGGGCCATCTCCAAGTAAAACGTCCCCAATTCTTGTTTGTTGCGTTTCTACCTTGTATTACCGTTCAATCTCTTTTGTTTAGGATACAACGTGGTTCAGAACAATGGGTTCCATTTGTTGACCAGCTAACCACGTGAAATCTTGCTCCGTCACAATTAACGTGTTTTATATAATTCGGGTCCGATGATGACTCTTCTGAAATCATCAATTCGTTAGGATTTGAAATGAATATGTCATCACTTCCGTAGAGATTCGTCGTCATGTCCATGTGTTTACCATTCAAATTGTGTGTTGTATCAACGCGGAGTATACACAGACCATACCCATGTCTTGTGTTTACCATTCCAAAACCGTCCTAACTTTTCCTGTATTGCCATTAAAACACCTTGGGTTTGCCTGTATTTACCATTCAAAATCAAGGAATTCAATGGTATCTTTAATACTATGATAGGCCAAATCGGTAGGTCATGACTTCCCCCGTATTCAGCTTCTACAAACCAAGACTTACAACCTTTGCCTCGGAAGATTATCCGATAATTTAACGGGCAGGATTATGCTTAGCCATGTAACATCAAAAGTAGATACCGTCATCCTACGACATGGCATAACCACTTTGAATTCCAGAATTCTATAACATCTTCATTCATTGAAAGTTCCGGTATTTTTGACAGTAATTATGATATGATAAAGATTCCCATCAAAATTGGAGATACGATACTAGGCGGTAGATTCAAGAACATGAAAGTGGTCGTGAAGACTATTGGTAAGAATGAGAAAGGTGATTTCACGATAAATGGAAAGCCGCTCCTTCGATTCCGAATACCTGACAAGCCTATTGAGGAATGTTTGATAATGAAGTTCAAAGACTTGTTGAAGGAAGGAGTGTTCGATGGACCATCCAGAAACAAATTGATAGCTATCAAGACCAACAAACTATCAAGGTTTCAATTGCTTCACAAATTTGGTGGAGACGTTTTAGCACACAAAAAGCAATACGCCAAACACATGACAGAGGAAGAGGCATTGTCAGAAATAGAACGACTCTCTAAAGAACATCCACAATGGGAAACGAAAATCATTCAAGCGTATTGAAGTTCAAGGAAAGAGTTAGGATGATGAAGTTTAAAGACCTATTGGAAGAATCTATAAAACCAAATGTTTGGTATCATGCTACTTCCATGAAGAATGCGAAGCATATAATGTCCAATGGATTTTCTCTTGACACAGAGATATCGGAAGGCAGTTACAGACTTTACGGAAAAGGAATATGGTTTGCGAATCCTCCTCATACATTCAACAAGTCAACCGTTCTTATTGAGATGGAAATGAGTGGATTGAAAATAGCCAATCTTCGCACAGAGAAGAGTTACATTGCAATGGACAAGAAACTGTTGACTATTCCGGAGATTGAAAAGGATGCAAGAGAATACGGAAAGCTTTCTAGTTTATCCGATAAGGATATTGAAAGTTATGTGAAAAGAGGAACGGCACATTTCAATTTAGATTTGTGGGCCTTGGGAATTCCTCTTCTGGGATATGTTGGATTTATATTGGGAAAAGATGACCCGCCATTTTATCAAGGGTTGTGGCTTTGTATTTACAATGTCGATAAACTTAACACAATGCCAAGGAAAATTGTAAGATGATGAAATTTAAAGCTCTTCTTGAAAGAACATCTCCTCGATATAACATCTATTGTATTACGAACACAGTAGATGGAAAGAGGTATATTGGTGTTACGAGAGAAGAGATTGAGCGTAGAATGCAACATCACGTTTACAATTCTGGTATCAGGAATTCTCCATTGTACAAAGCGATGAGAGAAGAGGGTCCGGAGAAGTTCAAAATAAATTTAGTAGCTACTGCTCCTTCTGAGAAAGAGATGTACAAGAAGGAAGAAGAGATGGTCAAGAAGTTCAATACGGTTTATCCTTACGGATACAATGAACAGAGTGGCGGTGTCAATTACAAAATGAGTGACGAATCAACAAAGAAGAGAGTATTCAAACCAAATGAAGTATCAAGAATCGTATCGAGGTATAAAGCTGGTACTCCAATTATCAAAATGGCAAAGCAGTATGGTGTCAATGATAATACCATTAGCCGAATGATTCAGAGGATGACGGAAGGATTCGAGCCAAACAATCAAAAACTTGTATATCGAGGAATCAGGATAGAGAATTGGAATCGCATAAAAGAAGAAGGATATTTGTATCCAAGAAAAGACATAATACATGATGAAGAAGAACCGGCTGTTTGGTTTACACCGAATTTGGGATATGCTGTATATTTTTCAGGAGGAGGCGATAATGGCGTTGTTGTTGCCATGCCATTAAATAAAATGTTATCGGAGCATAAATGCAAACGTGTATTAGAAGGTTCTTTCTGGGATTCCGTTTTAGTGTTTGATAAGATTTCCATTCATGATTTGTCTTGGGTGAAACATGCAACTGTTAACAAGAAAACATATTCTTATGATGAAAGTTTAGGAGACACATTGTATGAAGAATTGAATACGGGAAATGATGTTGACGAAGAACTTTTATACCACGGTTCAACCATAGACAAGGAATCAAGTATTTTGGCGACAGGTCTTGAGCCGAGTGTTGGTGAATTTATTCGTGACGCATACGGGAATGATGTGGACGTTGATGATTTATCTGAACTCGTGTTTGCCGCTGACTACAACCATTTACATTCTGTATTGACAGCTATTGTTTTTCACATTGCAAAAAAACTTCATAAGGACTTTCGCAAGGTTACTATTCAAGAGCTTAAACAATATGGTTTGGTTGTGGTGTTAGATAAAAAGTATTTTAGACAACGCCCAGATGATGAAGATGATGGAAATTATCCGATAACCGCAGAGCCGGGAGATTACTATTCTCATATTGGTATAACTCCAATAAAAACTGTGAAAGGTGAAGAATTATTGCGATTTTTCCAGCACATGAAATTTATAAACTCAAATCAGAAAATTGTATTTGAAACAGAAAGGTCAGGTGTCAATGACAACACTATCAGTCGAATGATTCAACGCAATGAAGGATTAGTTGTGGAGGATTTTACAGAACCGACTGGAGACTCAGAATCCTACGTAAATGCTTAGCTTTCTAACAGTAAAGTAGATAAGAAGGTTGGGCCTTTTGAGTTTGAGACTAGGATTGATGGAAGTGGCATTATTTTTTACAGAGATTGGTCTGGGAAGGCCGTAGCGTTCCTCGCACACAATCCTGATACGATAACGGACATTGGAGTTCTCAAGGCTTACAGAGGGCAAGGAATCGGTCACAAGCTATTTCAGAAAGCATTCGAATGTGGCATACAGAAAGTTAGAGGACCATACAGTAAAAGCGGAGATTCTTTGGTTCGAAGTTTTGGCAAATTAACGGCAATAGAATGATTTTGTTGCCGTTAATTTGCTGGTAGTGTTCCAGTTCCTCCACAGGTTTCACATGTTATCCAACCGGCTCCTACAGACCAAATCTTACCGTTACTACCGTTACTACAATTGGTACATTGTTTAATATTGAGTTTTGGTTGAGTAGCTCTTTCGCATTTCCAACAGGTAATAGTTTCAGGAGGTCGTTCTCCTTCGAGCCATTTTTTTGCAGTCATAGTTCCTGTATCTGTATGACCACATTCAAGAGTGGCTTCCCATCTTATAGTGACTGGATACGATTCCAGTTTAATTCGTTTACGTCTAAAGTCCTTATTCCTTTTCATTGTATGAGAAGTGTCACTCGTTCTTTGACTCGACGTATTTGATGGGGTTTGAGTATGATGTTAGTGAAGTACGGGCCTCGTTTGGTGAAAGTTCCATCTGCGTGTTTTGTTAAAACGGAATCTTCGTGAAGCAGGATGGTTCTATTTTCATCATCTTTACAGGGCCATGGATATTCACCAGTCTTTCTGACTCGATAATAATTCTCTAAGGTAAGTTCGTATCCCATTGGTTCACTGATGTATCTCATGACTGTTTGCAAATTCTTCTTCGGTGTTTAAATGACGTTTATCTGGCGAATCGAAGCATCGCCCTTCCATTAAACATTTAACACACAAGTTCTTACCACAATTTTCGCATGTTGGATTTAGGCCATGTTGACCACTAAAAGGACCGCTCGTTATTATCGGAGGCTTTGCTCCACATGATTCACAGTTTGTGTTCATATCTTTTTTCTCATAAACCGATTCTCATAAACCGATTCTCATAAACCGATTCTCATAAACCGATTCTCATAAACCGAGCTTTCGTTTTTATCAGGAATGCGCCAAGACAAAAAATCTTCGATGTGAGAGTAGGCGTGTATCTCACCATCATAGAATGCCAAGCGTTCCAGTTTATTTGTTTTTTCTGGACCCCATTTTGCAACTGCATCACGATTGCGTTCACTTCGTTTAAGATTCGGTTGAACGTAATCGACTTGGACATCCATAGGCAAGACCTTTTCCTTTTTCGATACTGGCATCTCGCTCTTTTTTCAGTTCTTCTATCTCTTTGTTAAGAGAATGAATTTTTGCTAGTAATGTTGATTGTTCGCTTGTGTTTATCATGACTTCCGTTCATAAATTCGCCAATCATCTTTCGGCATGAGTTCTGTCACATCACGTCCTGCCCATTTTAAAAACTTCTCCATGCTTATGCTAGGATAATGTCCTCCATTCCTAACGCTTGGTGAATCATATTGCACCGATTGAGAACCAATATAAATTATCTGTCTATCGTTTATGAGGCCATAAAGTCCAACAGGTGCTGGCTTTTTGGCTTCATAACAATGTCCGACTTTAATGTCCTCTGGTTTCAATTCTTGTTTCATGTTTACAAATCGACAGGTAGATAAATTTCCGGTATGATTTTTACTTTTACAAGCTTACAATCGGGAAGTCCATTCTGTTCCAATAGAACAATAATGTCGAGCATTGCTGTTCTTGAAGCCCAAAAATCCAATAGAAGTTTGGGTCCGTTCTCTCGATTCGATGTTCGAATTTCTTGTTGCTCCTTGTGGTGTTCGCGCCACATTTCGGAGTCTTCATTTATCTCGTCGTGCTTTTTCATTGAAGTAACCAATCTTTCAAACGACTGCGAAGCTCTTCATAGTACACCTTATATTCCAATTCTCCTAATAGGGTAAAACCTCTTTCATAATAATCATCACCACCAGACAATCTCATGACCTTTTGAAGCAACGCATCATTTTGCAAAGCTTTTGCCTGATGAAGAAATTCGTCCTTTATTGAATTCCAGTCTGGAAATTCGTATTTTTTACTTTTCATCCCTAAAAAATTCAAGATTCGATTGGCCTTGCCCGTTTATAGGCGACTGAGTTGCGACCTCAGAGCGGCTCACCAATATTTCTTCCTAATGGGAAGCGCATTACTTCTGTACATGAAGTTGTTATCGCTACAAATCTTAGTGCCACCGACAATAGAACACTTCCAACAAGGCATTCGCATTAGCCTTCGTGTCCGTCAATCATGCGTTAGATTGTTAATCATCTAAGTGACATAGAATACAACCGAGGATTCCAACCAGAAGTTCAAAACCTTACGTAGGTTTTTTCATGCCTCGAACTTTGAACCATTCATTGACTTCTTCTGGACCGGCATTAGGCCCACAAATGCGAATCATCGTGCCGTTTGGATATTTGAGAAACATGCCTTGTTCTTCGACCGAAAGATTGATATTTGAAATTCGAACGATGGTGCCTTCAACAGTCACAAGTTCTTGAGCCTTCATCAGGGTTTCTTCTACCTCGATTCGTTCGTTCGATAGCCCTTTTTCTTTTAGTCGCTTGATACGATTTTTGATATGGGTGATTCTTTTTTGTTCTCTGGTCTGGTCAACGCGAGGGCCGCAAAGTATTCTCCAGCAGGATTTGCATGTGGTACGATAGTTTTGGTTATCTTTTCTCCAATGAAATTCAGAGACAGGCTTCTCAATAGAGCAACGAGTACAGACAATGGATGTAGCGTCCTTATTGTCTACTCGTTTCTTTCTGAAATTAGGATTGGTTTTAGCGTCCTTATAAGGTTGTTTGCCGTTCATACCATAACTATTAAACGGCTCTCAGAGTGCGCTGGAAGGCACTGATTAACTTCTTACAGTTAAGTGAACAGGTTCGTGTTTTTTGTATTTACCAATTCAAATATAGATACATAAAGATAAGGCTTACTCACGCAAAATTAATCACATGGTCGGGCATCGAACCCGTTACACACTTCCAGATGCCGTATAATTTAAAGTGTTCTCTATGTAAAATCAAGGCCATGGACTGCGCCACTGTTTTATCCAGTTTTTCGCGCTTTCTGGTGTCAAGTCGCAATCGCGATGGCTTTAGCCGTTATTACGAATGTGAAAACGGCATCACACTTTTGTGTTAGGAGATGTGATGGGATTTGAACCCATAATGCCGCACTTTTGGGATTCAAACCCAAAATTTTATTTGTGCTTCGGCGCTGCTTCATCAGCATGACCTTAGACCGATTCCACTCGGCCTTCACATCTTCTGGTATTACTCTTGTGGTACCAGAACCACTTAGACTGTGCAGAAGGACTTGAACCAACACTCTTCCGCCTATACAAGAGGCGGCTGCATTTTCCAGCTTGCTATACACAGAACTCTGACATTACACTCGTGGTGTCAGAACCACCGATATTTATACAACCAAAGGTTTGAACTGAAAGTTCAAAATCGCATCTTTGGGAACAAACTTTTCAATTGCTTCCTCAAGCGTTCCATAGAATGTAGTTCCGCCAAGTTTTTTTGGAATTACTCGAATACGAAGCGTTCCAAGCACCTGTTCAATCTCATAGCAATAATCAAGACCGCCATGATATTTTGGACCTTCCGACAAATAAACTTCCCCATCTGTATTTTTATTGACAGCAACAAAAGCTGCCGCAAACTCTCCGGGTTCAAAACGAGGAAGCTCCCAAGCATATTTAAATGCTTTCAGAATACTTGCGATTGCCCCACTCTCTCCGCTTGGATAGCAATCGGATTGTTTGTAAACATAGAACTCTCGTTCTCTGCCATCATGGGTTTCATCCTTAAATATAAAAACAGCGTGTGTGCTCATACCTTAATCTAATTCAATGGTGATAATTTTTCCGTCTTTGATTTGGATATAGTGAACGCCTCCATCGTTTCGTTGAATAGAATAGCGTCCCGGCCCTAACATCTTGACGGTCTTGTTTGCCTCTTCTAGGGCTGCTTCTTCATTGGCGATTCGGAAAGAGGTAGCTTCGAGTTCAGCCTCAATACGAGCTTCCTCCTCATAGTATTCATCTTTCTCTTTCTGGATTTTTGAAAGATAGAGCGTTAGAGTATCAACCTCGATTCCATAGGTAAGTTCTCCATCGTTGTTAATCAAACCCTCAACCTTTCCGAAGAGAGAATTCGTATCTTTTGTTTCTGTTAAGATACGACCTCTACTAACCCATTGTCTTCCCGGTTTTGCGTACCATTCCAAATTTCAGCGTATCGTGTTTTCATAGCTCGGAAGTCCAATGTTGTTTAAGTTTCTTTGTTTTAGCATATATTGTTTTTCGAGATATTGAAGTCTTTGGTATCTTTGGTTTTAATCCAAATAAATTTCTAAACCAAATTTGAATTCTTGTGGATAAAGGCAACTGTACAAAGTTTCTATATTTTCTGAGTTTTTTCGTATCTGTTTCTTTCGTAAAGTGCTCTTCTATAATCTGCTGCAACAATATTTCTCAGATAGCTTTTCACCGGCAGGTCTTCATCATCAATTCTTTTTTTTGACGGAATCATAATGTAAACCCAGAATATACTTGAATGTTGCATCATCCAAAGATGATTTTTGAATAGTCTTGATGAAACGAATATTATTTTGAATAATGGTAAGAACTTTTCTTGTTACAGTGTTTTTGCGAATCTTCTCGTTGAGAATAGAAAGCAAGTCGTCATATCTTGCGCTTACACGTAAAAGTACCTCGCTCAAGTATTTGATATGGTTTAATTTCACTCACACCAAGTCTTCATCAAAATGTTGCTCTGTAGCAATTGTAACAGAAACATCAATGTATCCTTTTTTCTTTCCCCACTCAACCCAAGCAATTGCAGCGTTCCATACACTTCCTCGCATTTCTTTCGGTATCTCTGGATATTCTCCACAAAGAAGAAACAGAAGATGTTGAAAGAATACAGAGCAGTGACCTTCGGCAATAACTCGGAGAAGATAAGGAATTCCTTCTTCTTTGTATGCAAGAAGCAGTGGAAATTCTGGACGCGCTTCTATGCTATCGTTCCAAAAGGACCAAAATCCAATATTCTGGTGCCACTCTTTCAAAAGAGTTCGAAATTCTATTTCTCTATTATTCGCCATTACATTCAGAACATTGACATAAAGGATTAAAACCAAAGAACACCTTCAAGCGTTCAATGAACGATAGGCGTTTTGGTAATGAATTTTCATAGACCTCAATGCGTCGATGATACAATGGAATTGGGACATCTGATACGCGAACATTAAATTTGTTCTTACATTCAGGACAGTCCGACTCCATCGCATAATACAAATTGTTCACAATTATTGCGCGGACATCTTCTTCATTTAGAAGAAGGACTGCGCTACAGTTAGCGCATGTAACTTTCCCGGTCCAAGGTTTTGCTGGCTCTAAAACGGTCATGATTGGTTCTTTTTTTCTTGATTTAATCTTTGCAATGTTCCATTGGCTCCTATCAAAAACACTTCATCAAACGAGAGTTCGTTGCACATTTTTATAAATGCTCCAAATTCAAGACCAGATTTCAACAGAATCTGTTTTCGTTCTTCTGTCGATGTGTCATGACTTTCTGCAACAATACACAAATCACCATCATCTGACAGTGCGAAGATGTATTTGCCCATAGTTACTTCTTGACCAAGGAGAAGGGCGTTCAATATTATTTCCGCTGGATGCTTCATGTCAAGCAATTTTTTAACAATTCGATTGCAGCAGATTGATAAATGACAGCTTTTTTGAGAAAGCTTTCTGGAGTAGCGTTCATATCCAACAAAGCATCTTTAAAACAAGCACCAAATATCAAGTCATCATTTGATAATTTTCGAAGTTGGTCATCATTGCAAACAAAATCTATGATGGTCATATTGACAGGAAGTTTTTCTCCAAATATCATAAATTGTAACCTCCTGTTTTCTTTCCTAAATCAAAATTGCGTTCGATGAATTCGATTATGATTTGAGGGTCAATGCTTCGTTTGAACACAATATTGGGACCATGGTTATCGAGCATAACGACTTTGAAGTCTCCATAATCTGTCAAATTATTTGAGGTGTTTTTTCCACACTGATGAGAACCGCATTCAACTTCGCGTTGAGAGACAATAGCAATAACTTCTCCAATTGGGCTTCTGTTAAACGTTACATCTTCTCCTCTATAGATTGTATGAATGAGTTCTCCATTTGTTTTTAACGGACAATGAAAATGCACGATACAATCAAACCCTTCGTGGTCACGAAATATTGTTCGTTGTGATTGTCCTCCAACAGATGGTTTGGCACCATAAGCAAGAACGGTATCTGGACCATCAGTCTTGACACGAACCAATCCGGTTGTTGCAAGATTGTTGAAATTGCTTTTTCTAATGGATGTCAAAATTCAGTATCACTTATCTTACAAGCAAAGTGACCGACAGTTGCTCCGTTAAACACCTTGTAAGCATTTTGACTGATGCAGTGATTGACGATAGTGCGCAAGCTTTCTGGAACTTCTGGAGAATCCCAAGACACTGGCGTTCCTTCGACAACAGTAGATTGTGTGAACGTAAGATGACTGCGATACCATGCAATATCGACCAGTTGTTCGAGAGCGGCGTTTCTATCTTTTGTAACAGAATACGTAGCTTCTTCCGGAGTCACAATCATGTTCATTCGTGTTTTGGTATCGTTTACCAGCACGAGATTGGAGCTTGAATTTTTAAGCAACGCCAATCCTTTTTCAAACATCTCTTGTTCGGACGCATTGCAAGTTGTCTTAAATGACACCAGAAAAATATCTTTGCGTCCTTCACGAATGGTCGAAACAATCTTTTCTGCAGGTGTCAGAATCATTGTTTGCGGCCCATTTTTTGTCTCCAATCGTTCAGCATATTTACCACTAACAACATCACCGATTTTCCCATCGTAATCACAAAGGGCGACATTGAAAAAGACAACCTTTGTTGAATAGGTCTCTTTGAGTTTTTCAATAAGGTCTTTTATGTGCGCATTCGTAAACAGTTCAGAATTATGGTCCGCCATTTTCGTTAGAATCAACTCAGTTTTCATTTCGTGAAAACGATGATAACTGAATGTTGCTAAGGCTCTGGCTGTTGTTCCAAATGCTGGTGCAGAAAGAGCCATGTGATTGCGCACGAGAGAGAACGTGCCTCCACCTATTACGATAACCTTTTTTGGTATGTTGGCTCTATATGACTTTTCAATTGCGTCACGCAAATCAGCTTGTTGTTGTGGATTCATTTGTGTTCTTCTGGTTTTTGTCTGCTTCTTTTGCTGCTGAAAATAAAAATGCTGCGCTTAAACAACACCATGTTACAAACATATCGAGGTAAATATTCAATACTGGTTGCCTCATTGCTCGCATTGCAATCAATAGCAGAACATATCCAGAACCTTGTATAATTGGTGCAGTGAAACGATGATAACGTTTCATTCTCCTGTCATAATAAAGTGTTCCACTCGACCTTTCAACACTTTAACTTTTTGAGATGGTGTTTTTGCTTTTCTATAACCAACACGAAATTCACAAGGCCATTCTTCATCATGAAAAAGCGCCTCCTGTTCGTCAAGTGTTAATCCCGCAATAACCATTGCAATGATGGCTGGTTCAGACAATGAACCAGTTACCCATATTAAATTTGGACGGATGGTTCTCTAATGCTGCGACCGCTTCACGCAACACTTTGGCTGTCTTCTTCGATACCGCTATTGTCTTTTTCATAGTATTCTTGTTTGTCAATCCATTCCTTTTTTGTGGGAACGTCTTCTATGTTATGTTTTTTGCCGCAAGGAGTACAAATTGCCACATTCGGTTCATCACACCAAAACGGTGTAGGTCTGTCACAGAAACAACAATGTTCATACGGGGGCGGTAAACACTTCGGCTCTCTGATTAGTTTAATCATAATGACAATGATGTCTTTCCCGGTTTTCCTCGTTTCTTGAACTTAAATGTCAAGACAGAATCATAGTATGGATGTCCAAACGTTCTGTGTTTCTTTCCTTTTGGACAGTGATAAGTAGATGCTTTATGGTCCCCTCGAACTTTACCACAATTATCACAAATGTCAGTAGATAGTTCTTTTTCTTTCATTTCACTTTTGACCATTGTCTGTTAACCCATTCAGACCAAAAAAGTCCGACCACCATCAACATAATGGTCTCCTTGACCGACAATAACAGCATTCGGAATTGCTTTCAAAACAGATGCCGCGTATTTTTCTGGCGACTCACCATGTCGATAGAAATAGGACCACTTTGCAACGTAATTCCCGTTCTTGTTTTTCCCAAGAGTGTCGCAAGTCAATAAGTCTTTAATTTCCTGTCTTTTCATATAAGTTTTAACGTTGAAAGTTCTATCACTCAATACAACCTCAATAAGAAGGTCAAAGTTCAAAATCCAGATGTTTCTATTAGAATAGAAAAATGAGGTGGTTACTGCGCGTCGGCTCAACTTGACAGTCTGACAAGGAGCACAACTACATTCACCACCTCATGCATTCATATCCAATCTACAAATACAACGCTAACTTCAAGGTCGAAAGTTCAAAAACACGCATTCAAGCAATTTTTGAAGTCTAATTATGAATAGACGACAAAAATATGCTACTTCGAAACAAAGAACTTCAGAAAATATTTGAGAATGCTATCAATCCATCAACTGGTGAGCACATTCAGGATATTGTCAAAGAGCTTACAAAATGTAAAGCCGACATCAAGTATTGGATAAACAATTACGTCAAGACAAAGTCTTCGGTCGGCGGTATGATTCCGTTTGAGCTTTATCCATTTCAAGAAAAGACGGTCGATGATTTTGTAGAGAATCGTTTCAACATTGTTCTTAAATCTCGTCAGATGGGTATCTCGTGGCTTTCTGCTGCATTTGCAGCATGGTATGCCATTTTTTACGATTCCAAAGAAATAGGAATTCTTGCCAACAAACAAATTGCAGCCCAGAACATGCTGCAAAAAGTCAAGGATGTCATTGACTATTTACCAGATTGGATGAAGTATGCGCTTGACGTTGACGAATTTCAAAAACGCAATGACCTTTCGATTGTATTAAAAAACAAAAGCACCGTTGTTGCAAGCTCGACTACAGATGATGCGTTTCGAGGTTACACACTTTCTCTCTTAATAGTCGATGAAGCAGCGTTTATTCCTGATTTCGAAGAAACGTGGAAGTCCATATTTCCAACATTAATTGTAGGTGGTCGGTCCATTGTTCTATCGACTCCGGCAGGTCAGGGGAATTACTATCATAAACTTTACACGGATGCAGAAGGCGGACTAAACGAATTCAATGCTATTTGTTTGGGATGGGAGCAACATCCATCACGTAATGACCAATGGGCGTTGGAACAAATTAGAGCGCATGGAGAAAAATATTTCGCTCAAGAGTTCGCTTGTCAATTTCTTGGTTCCGGTGACACACTCATTAGTGCAAAATGGATTGCCTATATTGACGCGAAATGGATTAGAGAACCAACTTACAAAGGAAGCGGAGATGAGTTTGGTATTTGGTATTGGAAACCGCCAGTAGTTGGTCACAATTATGTAATTGCTGCTGACTTTGCAAGTGGTAACGATGATATTTCTCAAGGTGAAGGTTCAGACAAATCAAAAACAGACTTCAATGCATGTGTAGTGTTTGATTTGGATGGAGAACGAGATGAGTATGATGATAACGATGAAAAGACTGGAAGAAAAATTCCATGTGTTGAACAGGTTGCAGAATATTGCGGAAAGATGACTACAACAAAGTTTGCAGATATTCTTCTCAACTTTGGTATTGCTTATAATAATGCGTTGGTGGTCTGGGAAAATAATGCTGGATGGTCCCAGACTACAGAAAACAGGTTTTTAGAAAAACAGTATTACAATGTATATCGCGAACCCAAGAGTCCAGATAAAAAAGGGTTCAACATTTACGATGTAAATAACAAAGCTGGAATTGCAACTACCAAAAGAACCCGCAATGCTTATACTGACAAATTCAGTGAAGCCATTACAACGGAAGAATTTATTTATTACAGTAAGCGATTACACAACGAAGTAAAAACATTCGAATACAATCCAAAGAAAGATAGATACGAAGCAACAAAGAGCAATCATGATGATATTGTTATGTCTTCCTGTATCTGTCTTTACGTTATCAGTCAGTATTTATCACATAGGGATACGACGCTTGCGGATTTGGCTTTAGATGGATTAAGAAATTCGCATGGAAGAAACAGAGGTCGTGCTAGCAAATCTGGTTTGCCTTCCATCTCCGTTAGCAATTTGAGTGGCCAGCAAATTATGAATCCAGCAATGCTATTTACGGATAGAACAACTGGAGAAAATTTTGCAGACTTTGTTCGAACTGGCAAATCTCCAGAGCAGATTGAGCGTGAAAACAGTCACATTCAAAAAGGCATATTCGATTTTCCTATTGACGGTTCAACACCAGATGATTTGGCTCTACTGGCAATGTTGACGCCAACTATCATATCAATGAATAAAAAATCGTGAGTTTAAGTAAAAAAACAAATAGAACATTTTGGGAGCGTCTTGGTCGAGGACTGTCCAGACATAAGCGCGTCAGCAATTTTGAAAATCTATTTACCAATCCAAATTCTCCCTTGGGTGAAGATGCGATGATGGGTCGTATTGGAAAAGTGAGCAGTCAATTTGGAATGAACTATGCTCAAGGTTCTTTAGAAAATCGCATGATGCGATACAAGCAATACGAAGTAATGGACGTAACAGAACCAATGTGCGTCAACGCTCTTGATGCGTATGCTTCCAATGCTGTATTGCCAGATGTTATGACCGGTCACAGACTTATCATTGATAGTCCGGACAGCGAATTAAAAGATGACCTTGAAGAATTGTTTTACATCACAGTACAATGGGATAGTGATGCGTGGTCTACAACACGATGTACAGCAAAATATGGAGATTGGGGATGGGCGATTGGAATTGATGAAACTGGCAAAAAGGGTGTCATTGGAGTTGCTCCAATGCCATTTCACACTGTCACAATTGATTGGGAGGAAACGGAACACGGTTTAAAAAAAGTATACCGTTGGGGCGGAAACAATGTTGGAAGCACTTCTGATTTTTTAAAGGGCGCAACACGAGCAAAAGGAAAAAGTGCTGGCAAATACGACAAAGAACAAGTTTTCGAAGAAACAGAAGTGTTGCATTTTTCCGTAAAGGGAGACCCTGTTTTCGAGCCATTCGGCAAAAGTATTTACGAACAAGCGCGGTTTCCATGGCAACAATTGCGTTTGATGGAAGATGCAATGTTGATTTATAGAGTTGTTCGAAGTCCAGAGCGCAAGGTATTCAAGATTGAAGTTGGTGGTCTTCCAAATGACCAATTGCGCACCTATCTTCAACAAGCGATGCAGGAAGTCAAGCGCACACCAATTGTGGACCCAACAACTGGTGATTTAAACATGCAGTATAATGTCATGTCCATTTTGGAGGATTATGTATTTCCTCAAAGAATGGGCGTTGGTTCGAGCATTGATACATTGCCGGGAGGTCAAAACACAGATGCGATTGCCGACGTTGAATATTTCAAAAGCAAACTTCGAATGGCACTCAAAGTGCCGAAAGCATTTATTGAATATGACGAGCAATTAGCAACGGCTCGTGGTCTTGCGATGGAAGACCAGCGATTTGCATCTAATATCAAATCACTACAAAATGTTATGGTTCAGGAGCTTTACAAGCTTGCTGTTATCCATTTGCTTGCAAAAGGATATCCAGATGACCGTATTAACAATTTCGAGTTGAAGTTGACGAATCCTTCCACACAAGAGGAAAAGGACCGATTGGAGATTCTTCAGATTCGTAATTCTATCGCGTCTGACATTCTTAATTCGAAGACTGGAACGATGCGTTATGTCCGTCAAGAGATTCATCAATTTACGAATGATGAGGTTGCAAAAATGGAGACGGAAGAAGAGGTTGAAGCAAAACGTCGCTGGATGCTTGCTCAATTGGAAACGAACGGAAGAGTTATGTCACCAGAAGAAATGGCGGCGGCTGCTGGTGGTGGAGAAGACTCCAAGGCATTTTCCACGAGTCTTGGTGGAGGCGGCGGTGGTGGAGATTTTGGAAGTGGTTTGTCTGATATGGGAAGTGGAGGAGGTCTTGAATCTGGAGGAGGAATGGAAGGCGCTCCAGACTTAGGAGGTTTTGGAGCAGAAGCTAATGCAGAATTAGGAACTACACCAGAAGCTCCTAACACTGGAGAACCGGTAGCATTGCCTCCAAGCGGTACGGAAACGCCTGAAACAAATAAAGGTGGTACAGAAACCGCAGAGATGGACCCACTTAGAATCGTTGGAGACAAACTGGTAAAGAAAAGCACAAAAAACGAAACAAGAGAGTCTTATGAAGTTGGTAGTGTAGAAAATAAACTGGATGACCGAGTACGATTAAACTCCATGTATATCGACAAGATATTGCGTGACGTTAAACGTTTGAGGGGCAAGTGATTTCGCTATTCATTCTTAGTAATTATGTTAGAACAATTTTTTAATAAGCACACTCAATGACAGATAACACAAGGACAAGCTACAACGGCGATGCCAATATTGGGCATTTCTTTGACCTTCTTGTCAAGAAAATATCGGTGTCAATGGTGGAAAACAACAAGCCGCAAATCAAACGGTTGAAATCTGTTATCTATACCAACATCATTAATAATCCGATATTGCGTGAGGAGTTGAACCTGTACACAGAAGTTTCTTCTAATAGGTTCTCCGACCGATTTGTGGCAAAGGCGTTTTTGGAAGAAATTCTGAAAATAGCAAAGAAGTCTCCATTTGCCAAGATTCAAGAAGAGTTGTCCAAGTTGAAAAGCAGTTATGAGATTTTGAATGAAGGAATTTCAGAAACCATAAATGAGAGCGAGTTTCAAAACGCAAAAATATATCATTTGACAAACGAGGTGTTTGCACATGTTCGCAAAAAATCGCCAACAATAGTAGAGTCAAGAAACTATTACAAAGCGTTTGAAGCCATTCTCGATTATCTTACAACCAATCAGATACAAGAGGCAGAAAAACAACAAGAGATTCCTTATGCTTCAAAGGTACTGGAACAAGCGGTTAAGAGATTTAACGACAAATATAGTCAGCTATCTGAAACGAAGAAGGAAATCATACAGGATTTCTTGAACTACCGAAGCTTAGATAGATTCAAAACATCTTTATTGGGCCGTCTTAGAAAAGTATCAACAAAATTGGAGGAGATTGAAAAGACAACAGACCTTCAACAAATTTCTCCATTGTTGAAAAAATTAAACGAGTATTATGATGAAGTTTCTTCATCCAAAAGCACAGATAATATTAACGACATCATGTTGACAGTTTGCGATTTTGTAGAAGTGGTAGAGGAATTACAAAATTACAATTCAAAATGAACATGCTACAGGAACGACAAGACGAATTGGTTGACGCATTTCATATAGCCTTGAATTCTTTCAAGACTCAAGTATACAATGGCCAAGAATTTCCGGTCGATAAAACATTCCCGGAAGCATTACTCGATATGTCAAAAGACCTTCGTACAGTAAAAAACGATTTGACGGAAATAAAAGATACGGTCAACGACCACAAAGAACTACTTCAGGGTATTAGTCATCGAAAGAAAATATCCAAAAGTTTTGTAGAAGGAATTGATTATTTCAAAGAGAGTGCCCTTGGAAAAATCATGGCATTCTTTTTTATCGTCATACCAATAAGCTTGACACTAATAGTTAATTGGACCGCAATCGAGAAGTGGCTCATATCAATATTCTAAACAGAAATGAATACAATCAACGATAAGAAGATAGAAGAAACGATTCGTAAAATCGCAAAACGAATATTGAATGAAAATGTTCCGGGTCAGGCACTCGTTCCTGCTATGGATAAAAACGGAAATGTGTCTATGGTCACTCCGATTACTGCAGACCATATTAAGACCGACCCATCACTTGCCGATAAAATTACACGAGCAAATGGCGGTCAAACTGCTTCGCCTACACAACCTTCACAAACAACCACATCAACCGGAACGCCAACACCAGTTTCTCCTGTCGCTCAACCAAACCCGACATACAATAATGCTGCTGCCAATGTGAATCAAAATCCTTCCGATTTGACAGAAGACAATTTTGTTGACCCTGTTCAAAACGTTAAGGAAGGCAAAGTATGGGAAAAAGTAAAACAAGTCGGCAAAGATGTATCAACAGCATTAAAAAATCCCGGAGATACATTGACAAAACTTGGTGAGAAAGAATGGGGATATGATGAAAATTCAGTAGACCATAAAACACCTAAAAAAGAAGTTAAATCCGCTCTTTCGAGACTTGGTGTTAGCAAGACAGTCAGAGAAGCATTGCTTGAAAGCGTACACAACAATAACGCGTACAATGTTGGAAATTTCAATTCGTTTGAGGATATGACGATTGGATTTGAAGAAATACAAGAGTTTGCGTCAAGTCCCAACAACATTTACAGAAATGCTGCCCAACGATTTCTTCAAGAGCTTGCATGGAAAAAGAGTGCGCAGAGTATTGTCTTTTTGTTGAAGGAACGTGGGTTTTTGAAGAGTTCAATAAGTCAGGAGGCTATTGAAGATTTACACGATGTATTGACAAACAAAGGGAAATCAAACATTAGTGCTGTCATAAAGGAAAATAAGTTAGCCGTTGTCACAGGATTCAATTTGAATGATGGGGACCGTAAAGCGTACATCGTTGCAGAAATGTGGTATACGACTGACGGACATTTGAGAGCTATAAATTTGAAGGCATTCAAAAACAAGGGAGAAAAGAAAGAAGCTTACAAGGACATCTTGAAAGAAGATTTTCAATTGGATTCTTTTGACAATCAAATTGAAAGGATGTGCAAAGAACGCGGATTTGTGAATGTATTAGATGGTCTTGCAAGATATTGTTCAAGAATGAGCAACACTACTAATGGAGGAAGAGAAGCTGCAGAGTGGAATCATTTTGACCAACAACTTTCAGCTTTGTCAAACAATGCAAAACAATTGGTATCTGATGGTGAAGATGAATTTGTGTCAACTCCGAAATATCCACAACCAGATTTGAATGACGGCTCCTTTTAATGTAAAATGAAATACGTACTTACAGAATCACAAGTCGAAAAATTGATTGAGGCTTCAGTTCAAAGATTATTGAATGAAGAAAAGAATATTGGAACTTTGACTGTAATGGAAGTTTCGATTCTTTTAAGAGGATTGGCTGCATTGTCAGGCTTTCGCAACGTGACAAATTCCGAAAGACAAGTCATAGGAGACTTGTTCACGAAGCTTCACTTGTCAGAGTCTGAGACGAATTCAGTGGGAGATACTTATAATCATCAAGGACGACACACATCCAATCAAGATACGGATACAAAAAATCCGTTTTATAGGGCGGGTGGCGGTCCTTCAAATCAAGATGCAATAGCTGGTGGATTAAACGATGTATTTGGATACAGATGAAAAATAACATGATTACAGAATCACAAGTCGAAAAATTAATTGAGGTTTCAGTTCGAAGAATACTAAAGGAAACGTCTTCTAAATTGGCGTTGAGACCTTCAGTTAAAAACAATTCAAAACCAGATTCAGAAGAGACTACTAACATTACATCTGGAAGAAACATATAATGATAACAGAGTCCCAAAACAACATCATTCATCCAAAGCTTATTTGTGAGGCGAATTACTGGCACCAATCTTCTTTAGAAGAAATAGCCAGCAATCGTAAAGCTCACAACGGATATCTTGTTATGACTTCTTGTTTGCAGAGGGCAAACAAAAAGAATCAGATGGGTCGAATATATCCTCGTCATATTTTGGAACGAGAATTTCAGGCATATCAAAAGCTTGTGGATACAAATTCTGCTTATTGTGAATTGGACCATCCAGATGCTGCAGTAGTATCATATAAGAGTGTTTGTGGTCGTATAATAAAACAATGGAATACAGTTTCTCCTGAAGGACATTGGGAATGGTGGGGCGATATTCTTATTTCAAATAATCGTCTTGGAAAAGACACACAATGTCTTATTGAAGAGGGTGGGCGTATTTCTATTTCAAGCAGAGGAGTTGGAACAACAGAACGAGATAGAGATATGGATGCCGATGTTGTTCAACCAAATCTCGTCATGATTGCGTTTGATTTGGTAACACAACCGAGTACACACGATGCCAATTTGATTGTGAAAGAATCGTATTTACCAGAAGCAAAAGACTTATACAAGAATGAATATGCATATCATCGTTATATGCAAAATTCTGCCGGAATGATACTTCAACAAGAAGGAAAAAACAATCCAACAAAGGAAGTGCTTGAAAGCAAAATAAAGATGCTTATTGAAATGGACTGGAAAAACAGAGGGGTAATATTAGCATGAGTACGATTGTAGTAACAAATGAGATGTTGGACCAATTGATTGTTGAATCAGTTGAAAGAATTCTAAATGAGGGGCAATTTGGAAAGGCTTTAGCTATGGGTCTTCTTGGTGGAGCATTAACATTTGGTGGTTTAAATCCTTCTTCTAATTACGTGAATCCGGAAACGCCAGAAATCGAAAATGTCGTAAATAATGCTGGCGGAAATGAAGTTGTGGTCTATCATTACTCCCATTCGTCGGAAGGCAGTTATGATGCAAAAAAAGATATGGATAATTTTGCGAAAAATCACGGAGCAATATATCACAAATTTCAGATTGATAACATCGGGAAAGTTGTAAGTACATATACATTTAAGACTCCGGAACAGGCCAGACATTTTATAAATGATGCAAGGGAGCTTAGCAAAACCGGCTTTGACTATAACATATTTTATGGTGGGAAAGAAGTGTTCAATTATAGCCAAATGCATGAATCGGTTGAAGCATTAATTGAAAGTAGAGTCGGTAAAATTTTGAATGAAGTTGTACAAAGTGTTGGTGATGGAAAATATGCTGTATTTAGTCATAAAGGAAAGCGATTGAGCAAGCCTTCCAGTAAAAAAGAAGCAACCGAAAGATTGGGAGCTATCGAATATTTCAAGCATCAAGGAAAATAAAAACAATGTCAAAAATATCCTCTGTTGAAGAACAACTTGATTCACTATTGAATGCAGCCGATTCGTTTATTTCCGAATCAGATAAGGTCAATTTCGAAATGACTGGTAAGCCAGACAAAAAATTTGGAACAAAATCTGACTTCAAGGATGCGCTCGATAAAGACAAGGTCGAACACACGAGCAAAGCAAAGGCTCACGTTCTTGTGGTTGGAGATTGGAACCCAAAAGTCATCAAGCAACATCGTGAAGGCGGAAAATTTAGCGGCAAAAAATCAAACAAGGCTGCGTATGCAGAGAACAAAGGATTGAAGAAAATGTCCTATTCATCTTTTCACAAAAAGTATGGAAAGAAGACAGTTCAAGAATCAATAGAACGATTAGGGGCTGAAGGAATTATGCAGTTCAACGTAGGTGGTGCAGAAGATTTTAATAGTTATGGTAAATGGTCTGCGGATGATTGGACTGGTTATCATTACGAAGCTGTCGTAAAAGAAATCGGTGGTCATTATGCTCAAGATGATTCTTTAGCTCAAAGTGAATGGTGGGTTAATGGTCAGTTTGTTCCGGGTGTAAAATATGGGGACCAGATTGAATGGATGGAAGATGAAGTGACCGATGATAAAGAAGAGGCAATTCAAATAGCAAATATTAGAGCAAAAGAAGCTGCTCAAAGAGCTTTTGAAGAACAGCAAAACAATGTTGAACCAGAAAATGATATGATGCATGAAACGAATAAGCCAAAAATGAAACAATTGACGGAATCCCAAGTGAACGCTTTGGTTCAAGATAGAATAAAGACACTGTTGTTAGAGTTTACTGAAGAAGGATATTTCGATGGACACAATTCTTTTCCATTTCATAAAAGTCCAGAAGAAAGAGCAGCTATGAGCGGTTCTGAAAAAGAATATGCTACCTATTCCACTTCAATTAGACTTGCTTCTGGTGTAATTAAAGCGGCTGGAGAATTTGGTGTTGAGTCTGACGAATTAATTGAACAAGTGATTACACTTCTTCAACAACATATTCAAAGCTAACCAGTTCAATAAAATATGATTGAAGCAGGACAGTATTATAAACCAAATCCGGTCGAGTTCAAAAAATACATGGCGAGTGCGCTATGGAAGCAGACCGGAAAAATACTACATCAAATGATACAACGAGGTGACGGTCATTTGTATGTGGTTTCTAAACGTGGAAACAATACTGTAGAAGTAGCTGGAAATCCAAATGATGCATTACTTGGAACCGTAATGATACCAACAGAATGCTTGATTGACAGGCCCGATACGACCATGATACAACGCGAAGAATTTAACATAAATCGAGTAAAATTATCGGACTCAAAAATTGATGCTATCATTCGCAAGACGATTTTAGAATCTGAATTTG